TATCGGTTTCCTTCTTGGCAACCGGCCGCAGGGAATCACCCACAATCAAACCCGTAATAATGATAACCAGCTTGTTTAATAGTTCCGCATCTATTAGCGGTTCTGATAGCTGCCCGTTCACTGTCGCAAATAAACAGGTTAGCACTGCAATTATGGTACGCTTGCTCTTAAACGCTGCAAGTATTTCTTTAAACATCATTCACCCCCTGGTAAAAAACCTTTGATAATATTTAACGCGCCGGAACCCCCGCCGCTCAAGATAAGATACGCCGCTAACCCAACCGCCAATAGGGCAAATAACCACTTACGTTTTTGCGCCTTGGCTTTACTCAATTCTGCTTTAGCCAAAATTATATCAACTTTACCGGCTCGCTTCGACTCCTTTTTTGAGTCCACCGGAACCATTACCAATTTGCCGTCACTGTTTCTTATTCTCTTTTTACGTCCCATTTAATAAACCTCCCCATTAGCGGCACAAATAACCCAGGCCCCGGTACGCTCTGCAATCTCGCCGGCTTGGACGGGGCAAGACTCAACAAACCAATCTAAATTTAATTTTATAAATTCCGCTGCTTTGTAATCACTGATAGCGCGGGGTTTCATTCTATCCGCATTGCTGCCAGGGTACATTATCAACCGTTTGCATTGGATCCCGAAACGCTTTAACCAGGTTTCCGTAACGCCTCTATCTGATTCTAGCCGGCCGGTAATGATCGCCGGTAACTCGGCCCGCCGTGGTAGGTTGTACGGCTTGGCAACCTCTAGCGGATTTGAATACGGCATGTCGTGGCATATAACCCCATCCATATCAAACGCCATACGGCTAACGTATCCGCTATTAAATAGATTCCACTGTAACAAATGCGGTAATTCTAATTCCGCGCCGTATAGATCCGGCTTATTCTTAGCCCTGGGGTTTACATAGATGGCCGCCGTAACGCCTTTAAACTCGCTCAGGCGTTTCATAGCTGCTCCACTTGCTACGGTATCATCTACGAATAGAAACCGCCGCGGCTCCGGTGTTGCCTTAAACCGTTGGCCATATCCGACGTTGGTAACATAGCGGTTTTTATCAATACTATATAACGGTAAATGTAAATGAGCGGCTATCACGCTGGCCGGAATCATACCGGATCTAGGAACCCCACAAACGGCGTCTATTTCCGGCGGTACTTGGTCACAAAATCTAACGGCCTGGTGTACTAATTCCACCGTCGGAATCAACCGGGCATTTTCAAACGCTGGCGTAGAAAACTTTTTATTCAATGTGCCCTGGCGGCTCCTGCATCCACCGCATTTTTTAATACCTAATGCCGATGTAAAACCGGCGATAGAATCTCCTAGACCCTTGCGTAATGCACAATTACGATAGCTGGGGCGCCGGCGAGTATGCCCGCAATTGACACAACAAACCCCGGTATCGTTTTCTATCCATATGCACCGCATCAAATCCCCTTTAAACCATTACCGCTTCTACTATTGCTGTACCGTCACTGTCGCACCAATCAGAAAAACTTGTTGACGCTGATTCCCCGCTATAATTTACGGTTAGCGTCCCGACGTTATTAACCATTGTCCAACTCATACCGCTATGCAAACCGCATTGGTTGGGATGCCCTGGCGGTAAATACTCCCAGTAGAAATTATAGCATTTTTCGGCATAGTCGCCGCGCGTAACCGGGTTACCTTCCGCATCTAATACAATTTCCGTTAATGAAATCTCCATTTTATAACCCAGGTGCAGCCGCCAAATATCGGTATAAGTCGATCCGGTTAAAATCGGATACTTAACCAACATCAACCCCGTCCAACCCCATGATTTAGCCGTAGTTAGGCCGGTTGGTACATCTAAAACGCTACTGCTACAGTATCTATCGCCGATGTAATCATTAAACCCAACGCCCCAATAACAAATTGTTTCGACTGGGTCTAGGTTTGCGGGGGTATCGTGTAGCGGTAATTGCCAACATAAGCCGTTACTGCCTATGCATTGTAGGGTAAATGTATCATTGATAAAGTCGCATTGCAAACAATCGGTAGAATCTGTGAAACCGCTTATCGTTGCATCAAATTCGCCCGTGTAGAGTATGCCGGGGAAGCTATCACTACAATTTACGCAACAATCAACCGGATCCGGTGGATCAGGTGGATCAGGATCCCCAATACAACAATTACAACCTGGGGAATTTTTGGAAACGCCGGCCATACATCACCCGCAGTCTTCCATATCGACCACCCAAAACGGTGAACCCTCAACGCGCTTAATGGTTATAAATGTGGATCCATTTACATTACCGCCGGCGATGTTATAAGCTGATACGGATTCGCCGGTATCCGTTAATACTCCGGCGCTCGTTAGATAGTATATGTCAACTGTACCGCTACCGGCGGTTGTACCGCTCCTGGCTGAAATTCCCCCGATGGTTTTAGCTATTGCCGTTTGTACTTCCATGCTAGGCATCCAAGCCCCACTTTTGAAATTACGAGAAACCCGGATAATAGAATCTATCGGAATCGGTATTAATGAATCATTGTAAACGTCAATATTCCGGTTTGTTGGTTCTGCGCCGTATTCCTCAACCTCAGTAGCATCTGTAAACGTTGCCACGTCGCTAGAATCAATTTCTATATTCTGTACATCCGCTTTGCCTTTACCCAAGGTGGTTGTTACCCTGGGCGTTATTTCCTCGGTCACCTTTACCAATACGTGGTTTTCTTTACCCATGCTGGGCCGTATATTGGAAACCATAGATTCTAGCCGGCGCACCCGGTTTTTGATGGTGGCGTGATCGGCGCGCAGCTTTTGTATAGCTTCGGCGGTAAGTAGAAATCCGCTAGGCATTGTTGGTGCTTATTTCAATGGGGCCGCCGGTAATGTTTAGATTCGTTATCGTTATTAAATCCGGGTCATAAATAACATTGCCGCCGGGGTTTAGATTTAACGTTGTAATCGTCCTGGCTAGCCCGCTGCGGAATAGATCCAATGTTCCGCCCTCAACGTTAGCCGTTGCTATTGTGCCGGTTCCATTGTGCGTGTGGGATCCATTAAACAAACTCAACGTAGTAATAGCGGCGGCTTCCTCAGTCGTTACGCTACCGTTGTAGTTTTTCAGGGTTGTTATGCTCGCCTGGGAAACTAACCCGCCGCTGTATACGGTGGCATTAGTCAACGTGCAACCGTCACCAACCGCAACCGTACCGCCGTTAATGGTTAGCGTTGCTACCGTCGCAGTTTCGCCCGCCCTGGATGCTACGCCAACCGTACCGGATAATACGTTTATTTCATCTATTGCGGATCCTTTTAAATATAACCCGCTCTTACCTGTGGCCGCTGCTGCGGTTCCATCCACCCTAATATCTATTGCCGCCGCTGCTGCGTCTATGTAACATTCTCCAGAGCCTTTAAAATCTAATGAACCCATCGATTGAGGGGCGAAATATGTCGTTTTACTTCCAATTTTGCCGCTGTATCCCTTTTCAACTGTAACGGATGCCAAATCTTGTACATATGCCGGCGTTATGCCGTCAATATCGACAACATATTCAGCGGTAATAAATACATTGTCACCCGTTACCGGGCCAGACGTCGCCGGTACTCTAAACCCACCGACAACATCCAACCAATTATCACCATCGCCAAAATAGCTATCAGCCGCCCCTGTCCAAATCTTGTCTACCATTATAAGTTTCTCAACCTCCGTTTTAGTTTGTCAAAATCTGTAATTATGTGCATATTAAATATTTCAGGATAGACGGCATAGCGCAAGTATGACGCCTGATGAAATTCAAGGTCTAACATGTTGCCGTTGCCGTCTAATAATACCGGCTCCGCTATTTGATTACCCTTCTCATCAACTATATTATTTTTAGTTGGTGCGCCCTCGGATACTGTCTTATTAGAACTAACACAATAGCCCCGGTCTAAAATATCTAGCCGCCATCCAAATAGCGGATCTATTAGAAATTCCAATTCTACCCGGTGAAAAACCTTACCGTTTTTAATTCGCTCGGCCGCATTAACACCCATAAACCGGCACGTATAGGGAGCGCACTTTATACCGTGTGCAACTGAACCCACAAAAAAAAGCGGCTTTGCGTTTATGGTGTTTACCATTCCGAATATGCCATTTGTCCAGGCCCTAACATTTACCGCGCATGTTATGCGTATTTGGTTGTATGATATTTCTGGTGGCGGGTCAAACGGCGTAAAAACTGAGTTTGTTATCGGTACGCCGTTTTTAATGCGCCCTAGGGCGTCACCTTTAGCAGTTTCTACCGCTTTGGGTTTTTCTGGCTTAAAACCGTCCGTGCTAAAATGGCCCGGGTCCCATGGATTCTCAACGCCGGCGGGTAGATCTATTTGTCCAATATACGCGCCCCGCTCCGCTACCCGTGTAGCGTTTACGGTTTGTATTGTTACGTCTGCCGCTTCTTTTTCCGGGTCGTCTGTTGGTTGGTCGTTGTCATCTAACCCCGCTTTTTGGTCGCCCTCCGGCGCTCCGCTTGGCTCATTTGGCCCAAATGTTACCGTAACATGCCAAAACTTATCATCTATCGGTGTAGGTGATTTACTTTTGACAAATGCAAACGGGTCAGAATCGTTACCAACTGCGTACGTTTCAAAACGGCGCGGTATCCTGGTTGTACCATCATCGGCATCCATTACGACTATCGCCCCATCATTTTTATCGTCCACCTCTACCAGGTAAACAACCGTAAACGTGGTTTTTTTCCCTACATCCTCGGACGCGCCCCACCCGTTATGTAATATGTTTACGCTTACAACTGCCATTAGATCCCCGCCGCCGCTAGTGGTTTATCTGTATTCTTTTTAATAGCGTCTAAATGCTTGTTGGCCAATTCAGCCGCCTTTAGTTGTGCCTTCTGAAATCGCTCTAAAACACTCGCCGCACGTTGTCTCGCGGAAAACTCCGCAGCCGTTCCCCTAACCGCTACCGTTATTGCTTTACGTTCCGTTTTATCTAGTTCCGCGTTTAGTTCTTCAACCGCGTCCGTTTCCGTTTTAATCGCCTCGGTGTTTTGCATAGCGATTTGACCAACCGCAGCCGCCGCAGCCGCTGAGGCTTGTAATTTATCGTTAGAATTTGCTAGCCCGTTTACCTGTTCTTCTGCGGCCCCTATTGATTGATCTAACATATCAAATACTTTCATAGCGGCAACGCCGGACGACGCTATAACACCAAGGGCAAGCGCTACGCCCACAAAATTTTGTGCCGCCGCATTAGCCGCTAGTTCAGCAGTCGTTAATATTCCCAGTGTTACCACCAACGCCCGAATAGCAACCATAAGTTTTGGGATAATAGTTATCATATAGCCTAATGCTTTAATCATTACGCCAATGGTAAAAATTTGTTTTATAGAGGCCTTATCTAAATTACCTAACCAAGTGACCGCTATCAAACCAACTTTTAGTAATTTATGGATAACCGGGATTAACTTCTCACCAAATGCAAGCGCCAGCGCAGATACGTTATCTTTTAATGTACTCCATAGGCCCGCCAGGGTTTTCGACTGTTTCTCCATCAAATCGCCAAATTGGCCAGAAGCGCCCGCCATTTTATCCATAGCCGCAATCATATCTTTGAATGATACCTGACCGGTTGAAACCATATCTCTAATGGCTGATTCAGCCACGCCGAAATGCTCCGCTAGCGCCGCAATAACCGGTATTCCCCGCTCCGCTAATTGGTTTAGCGTTTCCCCCATTAATTTACCCTGGCTTTTAATCTTGCCGAATATCTGCGCCAACTCAGAAACCCTCGCCCCGCTCATGGCCGCTAGATTACCGATAATAAATAAACTGTCCATAACCTGATTTTGTGCAAATCCAAACGCCAATAATTGCTTAGTAGCCTTTACCAAATCTTTTAATTGAAAAGGCGTGGTTTTTGCAAACTCCCGCAATTTGGCCATTAATGCCGTGGCTTTTTCAAGACTACCAACAAACGCTTGGATTGTTATCATATCTTGCTGCATTTGGGCCGCTGTACCGATAGCCATTTTTACAAACCCAATTGCGGCAATTGCCCCCGCAACCTTAGCGGCCTTTACAATAACGGAATCCCCGAAACGCCTAAAAGCTGCCGTAGCCCGCATGCCGACGGACTGTACATCGCGGCCCATTTGCTTAACTGAAGCACTAGCCCTCTTGACGCCAGATTCAAAGGGCGCGGTTTTAGCTACAAACGTTGTTGCTATTGATCCAATGGATAGGGCCATTAATTTTTTACTCCATACATAGCGGCCATTTGTGCTTCGTCATCAACCACAGTTTTTTTCTTCTCTGCAAAATCTGGTACAAAATGATCCAAATCTACGGTTTCCTTTGCAGCCAGGTTTAAAACAATACTACATAGATAGCTAGTCTGTAACCATTCTTCCCCGAATGGCTCCAACCTATAAAACGCCATCCATTCATCTAGTAATTCTGTTGGCATTTCGTCCAACATTGCCGGCACATCCCAAACCCCTAATTTTGCCGCTAGTTTGAAACTAAAATAGCGTCTTGGATGTTTTCGCAGTTTTTTTCCAAATCCTCAACGGCTTCGGGACTACTAAAACCGGCATGCTCGCTAGCCGCATCGAATAATTTTGCAACTATCGCCCCGTCCATTTCCCCTAATAGATCCAAATCGGAACCACTTAAAAGCGGCTCGCCTTCATCATCTACTAGCATTGTAATTAATAGCCGCCGGCGTGCGCTCATGTATACCTCACCGGTTTTCTTATTAATTACCTGTTTTTCAAAACGGCTTTTTTCCGATTCGCTTAATGATTGTAATCTGAATTGCATCCCATCAATTGAAACGGTATTAAATCGCCGCTTACAACGTGCTAGCAAATCATTCCTCGTCGTTAGTTTCTTCTTGGTCATCCTCTATCTCCTCTGGTTCTACTGCTGGTGGCGGTTCATTAACAGAACCAACGGAGCCACCAATAAACTTTTCTACCTCTATTTTTACCCGCGCTCGCACCGCCTGCGATTGTCTGCCGGTAAAACAAATCGGCGATCCTTCAGAAATTCCACAATAGCCGGCGCCTATGCCATCTATGCGAATCAACTTAACGTCACTAATTAACCCGTTTGGGTGATCCTCAATTTTTATTTTCATTATGAACCTGCTGTATAAGTGGGTTGCCCGCCCCATTTAACGGTATACTCGCCGCTCATAATTTCACCATTAACCAAGTCTGGCCCGGTGGATCCCGTTAAGAACCCGGAGCCGCTCAACGTTGCCGCTGTCGTTTCGCCTGATTTCATGGGATAGGTTACCGTTACGGTTTCTGCCGCTGCGGTAATTGGTGGGAATGTCGAGGCGCTTTGATCCCATTGGAACTCACAACTAAACTCGCCGCCGTCTACCAGGTCGGCCGGTTGGAAGCTCATGTAGTCCGATGTTCCCAGGTGCGAAACGTCTAATGATTCACGCCCCATACCAGTACCGCCGATGCGATTGTAAGAAGCGGTAAAACCGCTTGTACCAAAAACTATGGTTGCGCTGTTTCCAGTTTGTGCCATTTTCTTTACTCCTTAAAAACTTGGTATTGATTCAGTCAATACGATTTCAAAACTTAAACTAGTAACATATAAACCGCCATCGGATCCATCCGCCGGCACTAAATAACCGCTTGCCCTGCTGCTCAATTGGCTACTTTGTATTGTTTCGCCGCCGGCGCTGCCCTCGTATCCCTGCAACGCCGCCCGCACTTTTTCCCCCAGGTTTTCAGCGGCTAACCTGGTTTCACTGTAACACGCTACCGTCATTTGACTGGTTACAATTCCACCGCCGCCGCTTATTATGTGTTCGTGGTCACTATTTGTTTCATCTATTACAATCGCCGGGAATGTTTCGTTCTGTATTAGTGCATCCGGCCGTATTCGACTAGATACAATGTCCGTAACGGCTGTTACCGTTAATAGATATGTCCTGATACCTGTACCGATTCCCGCCATTATCTACCCTTTTTCGCTGCTATGATAACCGCCGCTGTAACTGCTTTTTTTGCCTTTGCTAATACTATTGCTCTCGATTTAGCCGTTGCTGCTTTTCTAGCCGCCCTTTGCCAATGGATCCCCGCAACCCGGCCGCCTCCCTTGCGCCCCCAATAAACCGCAACATGTCCATCGTTAACCAAATGGGCATATTTTGATACGTAACCAGTAGTTACGCCCAATATTCCCCGCGTAGCTAACGCCCGGCCATTTTTCCATTTGCTAGACGGTTTACTTTTAATCGCCTTTTTAAGGATTTTCCCGCCGGCTCTCTGGGCCGCTGTGGACTCGCTCCATATTTTATAGCTGCCCGTAATGCTGGATTGTGGTGTTCGTGTACGATATTCCCGCTCAATCCCCGTAGCTACTGCCGTTAATATTTTACGCTCTATATTGAGTTTTAAATTCTTACTTAACGCATTATAGGCCTTTTGCATTTGTGCCAAGTCGCGCGGGGATACTTCCATAACAGGTTTTGCCATTTTAAATATCCTCCGTGCAATACAACCACAGTTCCCGCTTGTGGGTATCCCGCCGTTGTACTGTATCAATATTTAATATCACGCCGTCCCAGTCTACCCGGTGTTCTGGTACTGGAAACGTTCCCGTTTCAACAAATCGAATACGAACAATGGCCGAGTATTTGGCGTCTACTTGCTGGCCTCGGATTACCTCCGCGCCGCCTTTGTAAATTACCTCGGCGTAAACCGTTGCGTATGTACTCCAGGATTGAGTAATTTGGCCGGCACTATCAGCGGTTCCGGCGTTGTTTTGCAATTCGATTCTATGCCTTAATGCGCCGGCGCGTACCATAGGAAACCCTCTCCTATTTTGTAGCTTGCTAATAGGCTTACTAATGCCAGGGGAACCACGGACGCAACAGTGTTAAACGCTACCGCTTCTCTATGTTCAAAGTAATGCCCAACTAACAGTAATGCGGCCTGTTTGATTCCCTCCGGCGTTACCGTTGAATCCCCATAGCCACAAACAAATCGTATTTCAACAGAATCAATTTCGCGCCGGCTAACTGGCCAGACTTCATCAAACGCGGGTTGTATAATACCCGGTTCTCTTGAATCCGAAACCTTATATTTAGAACTAGATAGCGTAGTTTGTACGCCGTCCGTATCTATATATTTTATATGGGTGATTGATTGCAATTGCCCTTTAGGGATGTTAATAGCAGCCCGGCCCGCTGGGAATCTATCAACGATTAAATCGTAAGTGGCTGTACATATCTGGCGGCCCGTTGCCGCTTCTATGTACGCTGTAGCCGCTTTGATATAGTCGTTTATCTGCGTATCAAACGTTGTTTCGCTTGAATCAATGGCAATATGCTTTTTAACCTCGGTTGAATCTACTGGTTCATCCGTGGCCGCTGTTATTGTCTTAATTGCGTAGTTATTAGTCATCAACTACCTTTTTGGCTCGTTTTTTCGGTGCTTTACGTGCGGCCGATTCAACCACCGGCAAGCGGCCAGGGGATTTACCCCCGGCCACCTTTGCCTGGTTGGAATCTAAAAGCCGTTTGCCCTCATCGTCGGATACCTCGATTATATCGCCTACTGATTGGCTAAAATTGGTTCCCGCGCGACTTACTAACAATTCAACTTTCATAATTTCCCCTTAATTAACTAGCTGCCTGGATTAGGTGCTTAACTGGATTTGTTCCCGCATCCAATAAAACGCTATCATGGCGGCTAAACGCTACGAACCCGGTCTGATCATAATCCCTGTAACGTTCATCCATGCGGGCAAGTTTTACGCCCCCAGCGTCACGGATTAAGAACTTAGAGAAATCACCAAATAAGATCGTCTTTGCCGCTGCGGCAATGCTACTAGCCATTTCTTGATTAACTACAACCGGCTTACCCAATAACATATCAGGAGCATCGGATGTTAAACCCGGTTGCCATAGATACTGATTATTGGAATCCTTCAGTTTGCGAATAGCAGATTTGACGCTATTGTGCATCATAAATCCGGCGCTACTTGCATCCTGATAGGCAGGATCCACGCTAGCTAGCAAATCAATTAATTCATCCATGGTTATAGCTGTTGCACTTGCAGCAGTTACGCCCAGGGTTGAACCCGTTACGATACCTTCAGGTTGACTAGATCCCGTGCCGGTTGTGAAATGCTCCGCAGTTATGCGGCCAATTCTTTCACCAATCATGGAACCAATTTCAGCACCTAAATTAAACGCGCTATCCTGCATCAATTCAGCACTAACCCGAATTAGTTTAGAACTGTATTTGTAGGCGTTCAATGTAACGCTTCCATATACAACATCCTGTTCACTAACCTGGGTATTTTCGGCTAGAAGTGCGCCCTTGTTGCTAGTATCATTAACGGTTGGCCAGGGAATATCATTACCCGATGACGTCCGTAAAATTCGACTAACTCGACGCGGCCCGCCAAATGCTAACAACGCCCGTTCTAGCTCGTTGCTGAAGCCCTCCGGGATAGTGTATCCACCAGCCGCGTCTACGGTGCTTTGGGCGCGAAATTCGCCACCAAATCCACGCGCGTTGTATGTGCCGGCTTGACGATAATCAATTTCGAAAAACGATTTCCGGGGATCTACGCCGCAACGTTTCGCCGCTGCGTATAAATCATCCGTTACATCCTGGCCACTTTGGAAACGCGCCCAGGCAACCAATGCTTTGGATTTAGTATCATCCGTGATTGGTTGTGGTTCGTCGTTTCGGTTAGCTTGCCATTCTGACTTCTGGCGTTCTTCGCTGATAGCGTCCAAACGTGCAGAAACGTCTAATTGTTGTTGTGTTGCTTCTTGCGATTCAATAATAGAATCATACTCAGCGTTTACAACGTCCCAACGTTCTCGTTCTTCGGCTCCCCAACTATCCTGGCTATCACCCAGGGTTTTAATTTCAGTCGCTAGCGTGTTTCGCTGCTCCTGTAGTTCTTGCAATTTATCAACTGCCATTTTATCACCTATGAAATAAGAGTTTTCACGGTGCGCCATTACATAGGCCCACCTATAAACAAAAAGTATTGCCTATAGCACAGCCTAAACGGCATTAGCTTTAGAATGTTTACCGGGTTACTAATCGTTCCCCGATATTTGAATTATCTATAAATCCTTATTGGCGTCAAGTTTAATTTGTGCCAATCGGATTTTTACCCGGTCAGATTCCGCAAAATGCCCTTTTTCCCAATCGGAAACGGCCTGTTTTGCTTCGTCTATGTTTTCTTTGGATCGCATGCCGCTAGTAGCACTTTCATACGCTGGATAAGTTACCACCGATACGTCAAATAAGTTTGCGTCTGTAATGTTGCGGAATGTCTGGCCGTCGCTACGCTCGATCTCTTGCCCGGATGCCGTTACGCTAAATGCAAAGCTAGACCCGCTAACATCGCCCCGGTTTACGCTTTCGGCTAAATCTTTGGCCGTTTGGGTGTTCGGTAGATCAACATCATATCGTAACCCGGTGGAATCCGTCGTTAAACGTAACGTTCCTGATTTGGTACGCCCTAGAACGTGGTTAGGGTCATGGTTAAATAGCGCCCGTACATCCTGCAATTCTGCAAGCGCTCTATCAAACGCCCCCGGTTGGATCCGCTCGTAGTAATTATCCATTAATTGGAACTGTGTTCCTGGATCCTCGGCCCGATGGAACACGGCCGCATAGCCGCTAATGGTGGTTGTGCCATCCTCGCGCGTTTCAACCGTTACGGGTTGTTGGTTTGGGAATATCTTAGTCATTAAAAATCTCCTTTTTATATCTTGCGATAATTTCCACTGAATAATCTTTTAAAACTATTTTGAGAGCGGCCGTCCTTTGCTCCGGCTCGCTGCTAGTTATTACGCCCTCTATTCTCAACCCGATTTCATCAAATACGAAACCGCTTAACCTTTGTTGTAATTCTTCGGCATCGGATCCCCTTAACGCTGCAATTAGGTTTACCGCGTCGCCTGTTTCCGTTTCCAATTGCTTGTTTTCATCATCCTGGCATGTTTCCACCCAGTTAGAAAAGCCTGGTTTGCCGGATTCCCTGGAAACCTTGCGCGCCAGATACCCGGTAAAACGGCCTACGGCCGCATCTAATACCTTGTAGGCGGGTGTTATTTGGTCATCCCGGAGCATTTCCGGCACTTCCTCGATTACTTCTTGGTCTGCATATTCCATATTCAACGGCCGTAAATACTTACCGCCCAGCTTATCCGGCCTGGGGTTTAGATTCTGCATGGCGCGCACTTCATCCGGCGATAATATCCCCGCCTCTATCCCGGTGCGGTATATCTGGTATTGCGTGGCAATGTCAGCGGCAATCAGCGCCCCTACATTAAATTCTATAAAGTGGCTGTTTAACTCCTGCTCCATTGGGGCAAGGA